ACTGGTACATTAGTAGCTAAGACATGGGATGGTTCAGTTTTAACATTAGTATCAGCATCAGGATTTTTACCTGGTATATTTACTGCTGTTAGTGCATCATCTACTGCAAACAATGTAGTGGCTTTAAGATAATAAATAAAATAAAGTAATGCTAAATTACAACCTTAATATAAACTCACCACTTCAACAAGAGAAGAAGAATGAGGATGTAAGACCTCCTATTAATTGGACTTTTGCATCATTCGCTAGTGCTTCTGATAGTACTGATTTAGGTGAATTAGGATTTGCTACAATGAGCATTAATGCACCTAATTCAAACTGTATTCAGGTATCTAATGATAATAGTGGAGATTTTACAACTGATGCTCAGTTTCCAGTAACAGCTAGTATGACTGGTAGTAATTGGCCTATAACAGGTTCAACTACAATGAGTTTACTTACATCAGGTATAACTTATGACCCAGTATCAGTAAATCAATATTACTTTGCAGCTATAAGTGCATCAGCATTGGATATTTTTAATAATCCAAGCTATACAGGTAGTGTAATATTAAATGAATATTCAGCATCTGAATTTTTTAGATTCTATACTGATGGAAGAATATTTCATACAAAAGGAAATATATACAACCCAATAATTAATTGGAAAGCAATAAATGAATCTCCATCTACTGATACAGGAAATGTGAACGGATTTACTGCTTCATTTAATATTGTAAAAAATAGAAATGAATCATTAGTAGCGTTACCACAAGTAACTGGTTCTACAATAAATTCATTTAATAACCAATATGCATTAAACATTACATCTTCGCTTTCAGCAAGTGTATTAAACGATGCAACTGGTTCAACAACGATGAGTATTATTATTCCTAATGCTGGAATATCAACTTCATCATTGATACTTAATCAAACTACACCTGGCTTACAAACAATATCAGCATCATTTACTGCATCAAATAATAATCCTTATAATATTACAGCAAGTGTGATAATGAATAAAGGTAATATTTGGAATGCAAGATTGAATGTATTAAGTACAGGTTCAAACGCTGATAGTTATTCAATGTATACTGTACCAACTCAATTTAATATAATTAAAGATGTTAATGTTGATACAACTGTAATAGACCAAAATGTAAGTTTATTATCTAATGGTTTAACAGCATCTAAAGTAGATACATTACAAACTAATTACGCATTTAATTTTCAAAACGATATAACTGAAAGTGGTACATACCCAATATATCAAGTTCGTACTTACCCAACTACATCATTAGATATAACTCCTGCTGGAACATCTTCTATGAGATATGATTCTGGTAGTATTATATCATATACTGAATCTGCTTACACATCTTCATATAATATAACTGCATCTGCATGGATTAATAAGATTCCATCATTTGATGTATCTATTATTGTTTTAGGTGGTGGAGGTGGAGCCGGTGGCGGTTCTACAAACCCTGGTGCTGGTTACAATGTAGCTGGTGGCGGTGGTGGAGCTGGTGGATTCTTACAAAAAGATTTCTTATTAATTCCAAATGTATCTTATGATATCCTTTCAATAGGTACAGGTGGTACAGGTTCTAACGCTGGCACAAAAGTTGGACAAAATGGTACTGAAACATTAGTTAAAGTATGGTTAGGCCCATTAAAAGAAAATGGTACTGGTTCAATGATTGCCGGAGGTGGTGAAGGAGGTCAATTTAATCCTAGCGGACCTAATTACAATCAAAGTGGTGGTGATAGTGGTGGTGCTGGATTATATTATGGAGATATTCTTTTAGCAAGTAAAGCAGAATTAGCTGGAGGTGTAGGAGCTACAGATGAAAACGCTGGTGGTGGTGGTGGTATTACTGGAAGTGGTATTGCTGGAAACTTAAGTTCAAATGGAGGATTTAATTTAGGTGGTGGTGGAGGAAGATGGAATGGACCTAGTGCAGGAACTGGTTCAATAGCTCCAACAATTTATTTTCATTCATCTTCATTTACTTGGACTGGTTCAGGTGGATTTGGTTCTCAAGCTGGAAATGGAAATAACGCTACTGCTTTAGGCGGTGGTGGCGGTGGTGCATATGCATCATCTTCTTTAGTTGGGGGTAATGGAATGGGTGGAGCAGTTATACTTGCTTACTCAGGTTCAGATAAATTAAATGTACCTACTGGAACAATAACAACATTCTCTAACGGAGTAACTTGGCATTTAATTAAAAATACAGGTTCATTCTCTTATATATACGAACCAAAACCAAACCCAGAAGAACAGGAATATCAATGGAGAACTGACACATTAGTAATTGCTGGTGGTGGTTCTGGTGGTACTGACGAAGGTGGTGGCGGTGGCGCTGGTGGATATTCATACAATCCATACACTTACTATGAAATTGGTAAAACATACGCAGTAACTGTAGGAGCTGGACAACCTGCTGTAAATCAAATTACAGCATCTCTTTCTGGAAGTAATTCATACATTACTGATACATCAAATGGACAAGTATTAATATTGGCTAAAGGTGGTGGTGCTGGATTTTCAGTAGATGGTGGTTCAGGTGGTGGAGCATCAAACGCAGGTGGTGGTGGATTCCAATCACCAGGTTTTGTAAATCAAAACTATTATGTAAGTTCATCGCAAACGCAAGGATTTGGTGGTGGTTCAGCTGACCCTAGCTTCTCCGAAGCTGGTGGCGGAGGAGGTGCTGCTAATAGTGGTAGTAATGGTTTCGCTAATCCTACAACACCAGGTATTGGTGGAATAGGTAAATATGACTTATCATTTACTCCAATAGGTGTTTGTGGTGGAGGAAACTCTTGGGGTGGACCAACTAATTCTGGAGATAATGTAACTATATTTGGAGGTGCCGGTGGAACAACAAACCCACCAAATTCTGGTTCAGCAGCGCCGGCTAATAGAGGTGGTGGTGGTGGAGGCGCTAGAGGTGTTGGTAACTTTGGTGGAGCTGGTGGTAGTGGTAAAATACAAATCCGTTACGCTGGTACTTCTAGAGCAACAGGTGGACAAATAGAAACTGGATTAATATCTGGTTCTTACTATACATTACATACATTTACCGCAAGTGGAAACTTTATTCCAATAAGATAAAAAAATTACTATATTTTTATATATAATTGTTAAATAACTAAATACAAAAACTATGAACGCAACAGAAGTATTAAAGAAGATTCTAACTACCTTAGCATTGGTTAAGGAAGAAGTAGAATTTACATACGCAAAATTAGCAGATGGTACAATCTTAGAATCTCCAACATTTGATGTAGGCGAATCAGTAGAAGTTGTATCTGAAGATGGAACTAAGACTGCAGCACCAGACGGTGAGCACGAAGTAGTTCTTAAAGATTCTGAAGGGAACGAAGTAAGAATCAAAGTAATTACCAAAGATGGTGTAATTACTGAAAGAGAAAACGTGGAGTTAGAAGCTCCAAAAGAAGAAGAAGTTAAAATGGAATCTATCGCAGGTGATGACATGGGCGATGACGAGGAAATTGATACTGAAGAAACAGCTAATCCAATACCTGAAGATATGGCATCTATGGTAACTAAACTTCAATATAGAATTGAAGAATTAGAGAAGAAAATGCAATCAATGCAAGATGTTAAGGAAGAAGGTGGAAAAGCTGATGAAGTTAAAACTGAACCTTTACCTGGTGATCCTGGTTACAAAGCTGATGAAAAGATGGCAGCGGTAGAACCTGATGAAGATGAAGATGAAGAACTTCCAAAATTGGATGGTGCACCAATTGATGAAAATGCACAAAAATCAAATATAAAATTAGGAAAGAATGGTATAAGTGCTAATCCACAAAATACTTTTTTATCTAAACTATATAAATAAATAATTAAAATCATTTAGCAATGAAAAAACAACAAAATTTTGCACAACCAGCAGTTACAACAACTTACGCTGGTGAATTCGCAGGAAAATACATTGCAGCGGCTTTATTATCAGCTAAAACATTGGACAACCAATACATCACAATCATGCCGAATGTGAAGTTTAAGAGTGTTATCCAATCAATTGCAGTTGATTCAATAATTAACGATGCATCATGTAATTTTACAACTTCTGGTACTGTAGCTCTTACTGAGAGAATCTTAGAACCAAAAGAACTTCAAGTTAACCTTGAATTATGTAAGCAAGAATTCGTAGATAGCTGGCAGGCACTTCAATTGGGCTATAGCGCATTTGATGAAATCCCTAAAGACTTCAACGATTTCTTAATCTCTTATGTAGGTGGAAAAGTAGCACAAGCTACTGAAGAATCTATTTGGAGAGGTGTTAACGCAACTAACGGACAATTTGGTGGTATCTATACCGCTTTATCTTCTTCAGTTGTAGCAGGTGGAACAAACGCTCCTGTAACTTCTTCTCAATCAGGTTCTATCACTTCTGCAAACGTATTGGCAGCATTACAAAATGTAGTAGATGCTATTCCAACAACTGTTTATGGAAAAGAAGATGTGATGATTTACATCCCAACTAACGTTGTTAAGGCTTATCAACAAGCTTTATCTGGTGTAAACGTAACAAACGCAGGTGCTCAATCAGCATTAGCAGCAAACGGCTTTGACAGTAAAATGACTGTAGGTGCAAAACCATTGAACTTCAATGGTATTGACTTAGCTCATTGTCCTGGTTTAGCAGCTTCAGCAGTAGTAGCAGCACAAAAATCAAACTTATACTTCGGTACAGGTTTATTGAGTGACTACAATGAAGTAAGAGTATTAGATATGGCTAACTTAGATGGTTCTCAAAACTACAGAATCATTATGAGATACACAGCTGGTACACAATATGGTATCGGAAGTGACATCGCAATCCATAAGAACTATTAATATATTGAATGAATAATGGGAGGGTGTAATTCCCTCCCTCATTCTTAAATGTATTAAAACAAAAAATTAACTTAAAAAACTAAAAACATGGCTTGTAATTTAACAATCGGTAGAAATGAACCTTGTAAAGATTCAATCGGCGGTTTAGATTCAGTTTACTTTGTAAACTATACTTCTGGCTCATTAGCAACGTCTTCTCAGGCGAATAGTGATGCTTTGATAGAATCTTTACCTACTGGATTAACAGTTTATCAATACCAACTTAAAGGAAATTCTAGCTATACTGAAACAGTTAACTCATCAAGAGATAATGGTACTACTTTCTTCTCACAAGAATTAGTCCTAAACTTGAAAAAATTAACTAATGAGATGACAACTCAATTGAAGTTGATGGCTTATGGTAGACCTCAAATCTTTGTACACACTATGAATGGAGATACTCTATTGGTAGGACAAAGAGAGGGTGCAGATGTAACTGGTGGAACTATCCAAACAGGAGCGGCATTGGGTGACCTTTATGGTTATTCAGTAACATTCACTGGATTAGAACCATTCCCAGCACCATTCGTATCAGGCTCAACATTTGGTAACCCATTTGGAGCTATGGCTAATCAACCAACTATTGTAGGAAACACTAACGACTAGTATAGAAAAGAAATAATTAAAAGGGTAGCACAGGTGTTACCCTTTTTTTATGTCCATTACTATAATACATTCTAAAATTGTTAAATAATAAACTAAAGACGAGATAATGCTAACATAC